CGTGGTCCTGAAAGTTCAGTACACCCGTCTGGCGATGCTTGCCCAGATAATCCAGTCCACTGCGCAACGTGACGAAGCGGATACCGCGGTTCATTCCAGGGAGTTTGATGACGCTGTGCTCGTAGGCGGAGCCAGTGAATCGCTCCATGCGACGCTGAGCCTTAGCCTGCATGCCACGCGCGGAGCGCTTGCTGTACACACCAGCACGCTTGTCATAGCGAAACGTGCGCCCCTTGCCGCCACGAGTTGCCCTGCCGATAACGGGACTCAGGGATACCTCGTCACCGAATCGACCTGTAGTAAAGGCAGAAATGGTGTCAGCCTCGGCAACATCATCCTTGAGGGACTTGACAGCACCCTCTGCAACGTCAGCCAGGGCGTCGTAGTGGTCGAGATTCTGTGACACGTCTGCACCGAATATGGCTGCGTAGTTGTCACCCATGTCGGTGAAGTTGTCGATGTCCCGGTCGGCACCCTTGCGAATGTTCCAGCGCAGAGTGTCGAGCTCTTCCTTGGCGCCCAGGAGGTTGTCGTAAAGGTCTAGGCGCTGTGCCTTGAGTCTGGCCGCAGATCCGTAGTCACCCAGCATTGCGAGGAAGGCGTCAGCCGCCTGCTCCTTGGAGTCAAACTTGGAGCCAATGATCGAAGCGACTAGGGCTGGATTGTCGGAATCCAGCACGATCGGATGATGTGCAGCCTCTTCAGGGGTCATGCGATAAATCTCATCAATGAGCTGACCCTCGGCGGTGACCTCAACTCCAGCGTTGTGCGTCACAACGCGCGCCTTAAATTCGCCCGCATCAATGGTTCCTCGAGCGCCACCCGTGGAGAGAACCTGCTGGGTAGCTTTGCGGTAACCACCCATAATGCCCTTGGATACAAGGACGTCGATTCCCACGGCGATGGCGATAGTTGCATCTGCCGTACCAGTGATCCAGCGACCCAGACCTTGGTTGAACGCCGAGTCCATATCGTTTTCGTCAAACGGATCGAAGTCTGAGTGCAGACCCATCAACCACGAGCGCAGCTTGCGCTCGTTGGTGGGATCAGCGAGACGCGCCGCATTGTCAGCCTCGATGTATGCGTCAAGTTTCTTCTGCATGTCCAGGCCGACAATGCTGTTGATCCACTTGAGGCGATCAGCCCAGGCCACACCAATGGCTTGACCAGGGGTGATTTCCGCTTCCCAGACTTTCCCGTAGTAGTCCCAGACGTCACCCAGGGTTACGCCATCCGTGGGGTCGGCGTCGGTTCGTGTAACCCATGTTGGGTTATTGACAAGCATCGTGGTGCCAGCGACAGCAGTATTGAATGCCCTGAAGGGGGCATCGACAAACTGCATAAACTGCTCTGTGGATTGATCTGGCGTCTGGTCACTGATTCCCTCAATGACCTGATTATTTGCGCCCACTGCGTCGAAGTAGGGGCGAAAGCCCCGAGTGCCCGTGTATGCCTGACGCTGACGAACCATGGGGCTCGTCATGTAGTCGTACGCCTTGACGTTTCTCTGAAACTCGACGTACTCGGCAGATCTGCCGTCGGCCAGTGCTGGGGTGTAGGTGGGCTGGTTCTGCGCGTCAATGCGCGCCTGAGTATCGTACTGAGCTTGCTGCTGTTGGGCCTGCTGCTGCTGGGCGTAGATGTAGCTACTGCCCATCGAGTTACGGAAGTCGGAGAACTTGCTCACTGTCCGTCCTCCTTGGCGATGAGATACAGAAACTCGTCGAACTGCTCGACGCTTTCCCACCCGGACGTGGCTAGACCCCATACAATCGGTGAGTTTTCCAGGCCGAGTGCACTCACCCCGGAAGCAACCAGCTTCTCAAGAGTGGGTGGCGTCACTTGGATCTGTATCCCTTCAGATACCTGACAAACATTCGGAAAGATTGAGGAGCATCCGGGCTGTCAGCCCGGGACTCCAGCATCGGCAAGTAACGAGCAATTGCCTTCATGTCCTCTGTCATAGAGTTGTCCAGGCTCGGCAGTGAATCCATGCCTGGGCCTGGCCCAAGCGCGGCACCGGCAGTGATCGGCTCACCTGGGCGCTCGGTGGGGGCATCGATACCAACGGGCATTGGAGCTGCGGGGCCAGCGTCCTCGTACATGGGGGCTGCCCCCTGGATGCCCATGAACTCTGCCTGTTCGCCGTATGCAGCGTTGGGCAGTGCTCGCATCGGCTGACTGTCTGCGGGACCGCCGTCCGTGCGCTGCGACATGGCACCGGGCCCAGAGACCGGAGCTGGATTGGAAGGGGCTCGATAGCCACCCTGCTCAGCCATCGGTCTCCTTCACTTCAATCAGCTTGGCGATATCTGCGGAGGTTTCCTCCGCGAACTCCTCGCGATCTGCCTGGACCCACTCATGCGCCGACTGGCCCAAGGCCAGCATCGCCAGGTTCTGGAAGTGGTCCGCTGCCGCCTGAGCCATCTGAGATGCGAACAGCATCGAGGTGGCCACCGTGTCAGAGTTGAACCAGGGAGTGGCTTCGACGACTACGGGCTGCTCTTCGATCATCTCGATGATCTCGTCGTCTTCGTCCATGGTTACCTCACCACTTGACTTTGTCGGCCCAGTAGGCCGCGCTCATCTTTCCTTTGGCGATGTTCTTGGCATGGCGTGCCTTGAAAGACGCCTGCCGCTTCGTAGGCTGACGGTCACCCGTCACGCCCTGCTGGCCAAACCGGATCGTCTTGACCTGCGAACCGTCCTTAGCCACAACAACGTGCGACTTCGTGGGATGGTTAGGGGTGCGCTTGGGCTTGTTGTATCCGGACACGCCTGCACGCGACAGGCGTGAGTCCTTCTTACTTGCCACGCTTCTTTGGCTTGTTTGCCGCAACGCCAGGGCCAGCGTGGCCCCTACCAGTGCCGCTCTTGGGGGTAGCCTTCTTGGCCGCTTTCGCAAGTTTGCGAAGGGGATTCGAGGAACTAGCCGCCTTGTACATCTTGCGATAGCTGCTCGCATTACTGCCGCGAGCGGACTGAGCCTTCATTAGCGAGCCTTCTTCTTGGCAGTAGCCTTCTTAGCAGCAGCCTTCTTTGCAGTAGGCTTGCGCTTCTCGTAGCGGTAGGACTCGATCTCTACCTTGCCGCTGGGTCGGTAGACACCCTGCGTCGTGGTGGTGCGACCGCTAGATCCCTTGCCACCCTTGTTCTTCGTGCTTCCCGCTGGTTGAACACGAGTTCGCCCACCAGAACCCTTACCCGTCTTACCTGACTGCGCCTTCACTTACCCGAGCCCTTCGAGAACTTCGGGAGCTTGCTGTTGGCGCCAGCCTGGGGAGGCTTGGTGCCCTTGATGCGGTCGTTCATGCCGGGGCCCTTGCCGGTCGGCGCGGACGGCGGGAACGGGGGGTGCGGGTTCGTCTTCTTGACGCCGCCCTGAGATGCCTGTAGTGCCATGTGTTTCTCCTTATTGAGCGGCAGGGATCTGCCGGACGACCCGACTTGCCATCTGTGGCCTGCCGGACTCTGACAACCCGGCCAGCAACTGCTGCATGGCCGGGGGTGCTTGAGGCCCCGCCCCCATGTCCGGGGGACCACTCGGAGCCATCTGATCTGGGGCGGCACCCATCTCGGGTGTCATGGGCTCGGGGCTTTCAGCCGGACTTGGCGGGGGCGGAGCGAAGGCTGACTTGACAGCCTCCTCAATGGGCACGCCCTTCTTTCGCGCATCCACTAGGGCAGCGAGCACATCAACGACTTGGCCAGGGTTCTGGCCGCTCGCCGCCATCGACGGGATGGCTTGGGCGTAGCCCTGCACTGATGTGAGAAGCGCGTCACGCAGCTTCTCGACATCAATGACTTTCTCTTCTTCCGCCACATTCATACTCACGGGGAGATTGCGGCGAACGAAACTCTTGGATGTCAGGCCCGCACCGAGGGCTTGAAGTGACCACACGAGTGCGCGGTTGGGGTCAAGGCCCGCCATGATGCCGTACTCGTAGGCGACGTTGTAGTTGCCCTTGATGTCACGGCCAGGCGTGTACTTAAGCTCGTAGGGAGTGCCGTTGTGCGCAGACTGAACAACCTTGGTCTGGTCGGGCCACAGGGCCTCATCCATCTCCAGGCACATGCTGATTGCGTCAGCAATCGCTTCACCTACAACGGCCTGGGCAGTCTTGATGCGAGCGTCGAAGCCGCCCATGAGAGCTTGGACACCACGTCCGGTAACGATGGAAGCGTCCATGTTTCCGGCGCGAGCTTCCGGGAATCGCGTACCAAGTCGAAGCTCCTCATCCAGAACTCGTCCCTCAATGAGCGCCGACTGCGGCAGCTCGAGGGGAACCCTGCGGATCTGCTGAGGATTCTGGCTACGGATGATCGAGTCGGGGCCAAATGCCATCTCCTGTACGTCTGCCGGGAGAGCGATGGGCGCCTCCACTGCCTTCTGAACCGCCTCCAGGCTGAGCATGGCCAGCTTGGCCTTCGCTGCGTAAACCCAGAGAACGTCGTCAAAAGCGCCTCGCATCTCGTCATCAATACTGGGGCGGACTGCCACAGCAACAGGTACGCGCTTGATGGGGTTCGCGTATTGCGCGAGGACAAGTGCATCGCGCTCCGGTACGAACAGCACGCAACGATCGGCGTCCCACCACTTGACAATTTCAATGGTGGCTTCGCTTGAGCGCCTGGTCTTGTACGGGTCAAGCTTGTCCGCATACTCGGGGAACAGGGCAGCCAGGTCCGAGACCTTTTTTGTCCAGCGCTTGCCATAGGCGATCACGCTCCCCCATCGATCGAAGTCCACGTAGGCGCCCATGGGATCGTCGACGTGAATGTGGGGACGCATGTCGTCGTAGTTCGCCTCGATGCGCAGTGGCAGGAAGCCGTAGGTGTTGAAGCGATCTGCGCCGACCAGTAGGCGTGAGCCGAAGCGGGAGGCGTAGGGGTAGAAGTTGGCGACCTTGGTGAGTCGATCTGCTCGCGAGCGCTTGGACTCATCGAGGATCGAATCGCCCGCAGCGGTAATGGTCGGCATCACGCCCACCATCTCGGCGGTATCCGAGGCGACCACGTCAATGAAGTTGGCCACGATGGGCTTGGGCCACTCGGACGGGAACAGACCGTCGAAGACAAGCTCGGAGTGCCCCGACCTCACCGCCAGAATGTCCCGCATGCGCTTGTCGCGTTCAGCGTTCTTGCGCTTGAGCACGTCGAAACGAGCGGAGATGTCCTTGGCGAACTCAGCCAATGTCACTCCTAAAGGTAGACGGACTGGCTTTCAGCCCATTCGTCGAGATTGATCACCATCTGCCGCGTCTTATCCCGGTCGGACAGCATCTTGTTGGGCATGTGCCAGGTTTGGTGCTTGCGAGCGCTGGAGAGCACGCGCCGTGCAGACAGCTCCGCAAACCACAGGGCCATCACGGTGTCCTGCTTGCGATGCTTGGTCTTGACTGCCGGACTCCACGACACCAACTGCTCCACAAGCAAACGCACCCCAGGTGCAGTCGCGGTCGGCAGCTCGATCAGGTTGTCCTTCTGGTGCTGGCGCAGTCCGGTCTTGGGATCTTGTGCGACAGTGCCGAACAATCCCGACATGGAGGCAACCCCGAAGTCGGGGTCCATCTTGTTCGAGCCCGTGTGGTGCGGCCTGAGCACGATGCCCTTGTTCGCCAGGTACTGGCGCAGGATCTCGTCCTGTGACAGGTAACCCTGGAAGGCGTTCTCCTCGATCACCCATTCGCTGGGCTGGTACACCTCGGTCATCTCCGAGATGAGCTCGCGGATCTGCATCGGGGTGGGCGAGGAGATGACGCGCATGTCCAGTACCCACCGCTTGCCCGTCTGTCTGTCGACACTCAAGGCAACAGCCGCACAATCGCCGGCAATGGCCGGGTCCATCGCGCAGATCGTGTAAAAGCCGTCGATGTTGTCCGGGTGGGCAGCCAGATTCGGATTCAGCGGGGCCGGAGTTCTGCGTCCATTGACGCATCCGCGCACCGCCACCGCATCGAAGGTGGCATTCTCCTCGACATCTTGCTGCTGGTAGATGAGGGACCACTTAGTGGCGCCCACCTCGTTGCGCACCTGGGCGAGCCGTTTACCCGTCCAGCGGGGGTAGACCCCGTCACTGACAGGTTCATCCGCTTCGCTCATCGGCTCGTCGGTGACGGGCCATAGTGTCTGCCAGTCATCCTCGGAGTCCGCGTACTTGAGCACCGCGGGCATAGCCAGGTAGGACCAAGGAACCACGCTATCGGCGTAGTGATCAGGGTTGCGTAGCTCTCGATACAGATCCATCGGGGCGACACGAGTACCCACCACCAGGAGCTGACCGTCCGACAGGCGGGAAGCGACTTCCTGGCGAATCCAATCCATCTGGGATTCCCACTGGCCTGCGTTAGCGAGCGTGACCGTATCGTCCAAAATTATGAGGTCGGCCCGGTTCCCATAGATTTGGCCACCCATGCCGACAGCTTCGACACTGGGGTCCTTGGATCCGTCCTGAGCTTCGCCACCCAGGTAGACCTTGGTGGCTGACCACTGGTCAGACGCCGCGCGCCACCCCTCAGGGGGTCCAAACGCGAGCTGGAACTTCGCGTACCTCGGGTGGGTCATGCGCTGCTTGATCGCGTAAAGGAACTTCTTTGCCTGATCCTGGGTCTTGGAGACGATCATGACCTTGAGGTTGGGGTTCTTGGCCAGGCGGTAGGTGACGTACTCGATGGTGATCGTCATCGACTTCGCGTGGTTGGGGGGAATATTGATCAAGACGC